TTTCCAAGCCCTGGTGATGACCAACAAGTTTCTCTTTCTAATTCTAAATACAAACAATTTCCTTTTGGATACGCTAAAAGTTTGAAAGAAGATTACCCAGAAATATGGAGAAGAGGTGGTAATGGTGGAAACCCACCAACCTCATTTACAGGTAATGATGCATTTGCTAGATGGTCTAAATATAAATCTGGTGATAGAAGTGAATCAGTACTTAGCTGGGTTCGTAGAAGAGAACGCTTTATGGGAAGACATCAAAACAATAACAGATTAGCTGGTGTTGTTGCCGCAATTAAGTGGGGTGGTGTTTTGAACATGGGTGTTCCTGCTATGAAGAAAGTAATTAACGACCAGAAAAAAGTTGTTAATGCTAGAAGAAAAGAAGCTAGAGAATTAGCAATGAAAATTGCTGATGAAGTAAGTTCTAAAGCTGTTACTACTGCAATCTCTAAAGCACTAGATAAAAAAGTCGAAGACCATAATTCTAGTAATCCAAAATATAAAGCAACAAAGAGAATGTTAGTATCAGTTTTTAATAGGGGTGTAGGTGCTTATAGAACTAACCCTAGTTCAGTAAGACCAAGTGTTAATTCTGAAGAACAATGGGGATTAGCACGAGTTAATGGGTTCTTGTATGCTTTGAAAAATGAGAAGTTTAAGAGAAAGCCATACGATACTGATTTATTGCCTTCAAGTCATCCACTCTCATCTAAAAAACAGATGGCTGAAGTAAATAATGAAGTAGAGAACCCAAACACACCTTAAGATAAATACCACGCATTTTAAAGACATTTGTTAATGTTTATACTATATGCACCTAAATAAATCTGTTAACAGTTTATATAGGAGATGCACTCGTGAGTGAAATTAAAAATATTGACTTAGAATTTAAAGCAGAAGAAGAAGGAAAAGTTTCTGCTGTATTCTCAGTCTTCAATACATTAGATAGCGATGGCGATGTTGTCGTTCCAGAAGCTATCAAATCAGGATTTAAATCAGGTTCAGTTCCAATGGTATGGGCTCATAAATGGGATATGCCAATAGGTAAAGGTGAAATCAAACAAGATGGCGATAAAGCTACATTTGAAGGTTCATTTTTTATGGATACTGAGTCTGGCAAAGAAGCATATAACTTAGTAAAAGCTATGGGTGACTTACAACAATGGTCATTTGGTTACAGAGTTAACGATAGCGAAAGAGGAAAGTTTAAAAGTAATGATAAAGAAGTTGATGCTAGATACTTAAAAGATTTATCAGTATATGAGGTATCACCTGTACTTGTAGGTGCAAACCAAGATACATACACAATGGCTATTAAATCTAATAAGGAATTATTAGAAGAACTTACAAAAGATACTTTAAGTTCAGATTCTTTTATAGAAAAAGAGCCAGAAGAAAAACCAGCAGTAGAAGTTGTTGCTCATGATGCAAATGCAGAACACTGTGATTGTTGTAGCAAGGGATATGGTTCCTGTGATTATGACAAAACAGGTAAATGTGCAAAAGAAATGAAAAAATCTGCTGACATTGATGAAGTTTCAGAGGAAGAAAAAAAATCTTTCTCAGAAGAAGTTAAAGATGTGCTTGCCGCATTGAATAACTTAATGACACGAGCTAACGCCATTGCGATGTTGCGTGCCAAGGATGGGAGAAAAATAGGAACCAAGGCAACTGAGGCTTTAAGGGCAGTTCAGGAAGACCTTATAGATGCATGGACTGAAATAGATTCATTTATCTCTGAGGTTGGAACCGAAGAAGCATTAAATGTTGACTTAGAGGAAGAACAAGCTGAAGAGCCTGTAGATGTTGTTGAAGAACCAACAGATACAGTCGATACTGAAGAAGTAGCTGTCGAACCAGAAGAAGATACAGAGAACCCTGAAGATTCTGATGAAGTAGAAGAAATAGTTACTGAAGAAGTTCCAGTAGATAACACCGAATCAGTTGACAGTGATGACTTGGAAGATGATGTGTGGATAGAGAGCCAAAGATTAATAGCTGAAGCTATTGATGTAGAAGCTACCGACAACGAAGTATAAGTAATCTAATAGGAGATAATTTACAGTGAGTAAAGTAGAAGAGCTTAGAGAAAATATTGCTAAGTCTCGTGAAGAACTCAAATCTGTTTTTGATGCTCCTGCTGAAGATGGTAAGTACTCATCAGACCAAAAAAATAAAATTAAAGGTCTTAATGAGGAATTAGCAACATCATTAGATGAGCTTAAGATTGAAGAATCAAAAGCTGCTAATGAAAAAGCAATGGAAGTTGATGGCGATGCTGTTAACGAATTGCCAGTTGCTGAACCACAAGCAGGTATTAAAACAATTGGTGAGCAATTCACAAACACTGATGCTTATAAATCATACTTAAGCAATGGTGTCAAAGGCGTTGACTCTCAAGCAGAATTTAAAACAACACTTAATACCACAGGTTATCCACCAGAGAGCCTTAGAGCACCTGGAATATTAGAGACAGCTTTAAGAGACCCTAATGCTGTTATTGGATTGTTTGACCAAATCACAACAAACCAAAACGCATATGTATATCTTGAAGAGACAACTTTCACAAACAATGCAGGTGAAATTGCAGAATCAGGAGACATCTCCTCTGCAAATGAAGGTGCATTGGCTTTCACTGAAAGAACAGAAAGCATTCGCAAGATTGCTACTTTCTTACCAGTGACAGATGAGTTGTTAGCTGATGTCTCAGGTATTCAAGGATATGTCAACTCTCGTCTCACCACAATGATGAGATTGAGAATGGACAACCAATTACTAAATGGTAATGGTACTGCTCCAAACTTGACTGGTGTATTACAAAAATCTGGTATTAACACATTTGACTATTCTTCATATTCTGGAGAATTAAACAGACTTGGACAAATTTATCAAGCAATAACAGAAATCAGAAAAGACGCTTTCGTTGAACCTGATTCAGTTGTTATGCACCCAAGTGACTGGTATCAAATTGTTACTGCTGTAACCGACCAAGCAGGAGATGCATCCGCAGGTCTTGCTTCTAAGAACCCATTAATTGTAGCCGCAGGTGGCTTCGGTGGCGATGTAGCCGCTAGACTATGGGGTCTTAAAGTCGTTCCAAGCACAGCAATCGCTGAAGGTACTGCATTAGTAGGTAAATTCGGTGGTGGCGATGCTGCTCAAATTGTCATGCGACAAGGTATTGACCTTGCTGTATCTGACAGCCATAGTGACTTCTTTGCGAAGAATCAATTGGCAATCAGATTGACAATGAGAATGGGATTTGTCGTTTACAGACCAACAGCTTTCTGTTCTATAACAAACTTCTAGGTTTGATTTAGACGATAGTGAGAAGAGCCCTCTTCGGAGGGCTTTTCTAATACCATTATTTTTTGATTAATAAGTTAGGATTTAATTATGTATACAATTCCAGAAAAAAATATTTATAAGCTACCTGATGGAAAGCTATGGGAAGGTGACCCAGTAGATGTGCCAACTTCACAAGCTGACCTAATTGCTAAAGCTGGTAAAGAATATCCAACTGACTGGCTCAAAGAGCAAGGTTGGGGTAAAAAAGTTAAGCCTGCTAAGAAAAAAGCAGCTAAAAAACCAGCAACCAAAGCAGTTAAAAAATCAAAAGTAGAAGATAAATCATTTAAAGATTTCGATACCGAAGATAAGTAAGGAGGTCTAAATGGCTTTCTCAACCGCAGCCGATGTGGAGGCTTATACTCGTATTGATTTTGATACTGATTTAGAGACACATTTAACAAATAATTTAATACCTTTTGTAGATGAAGCTATTGTTCAATTTGTTGGATATGATGTTGAATATAAAGAACACACTGAAACATTTACAGGTGACCAAACTAAAGAAATCTTTTTAACACATGTTCCTGTCAGGTCTATTACCTCGGTAGTAGAAGATGATTTTACATTGACAGAGGGCTCTAGTGCTGATTATGTATTCTATCCTAATGGAAGACTTCGCAGAATAGGTATTAGGTGGTCTTACGCTAGAGAAAGAAACATTGTAGTAACTTATAATGCTGGATACACAGCTCATGGTGGTGGATTATCTACTGATTTACCTACAGTATTTAAAATGGTTTCTGCAAGAGCTGCCGCAAGATTATTAGAGTCAGTATTAGTAGTTTCGTCACAACAAGAACCTAGTGCTATAACTGACCAAAATACAACTGATGGAACAGCAGGTAATTTTAACTTATCTACCAATGAAAGAATTGGTGATTATTCAGCAAGCTATTCTATAGGATTAGATGCATTATCTGTAGCACCATTAAGTGGTTCTGATAGAACATTACTATCTCCATATAGGAAATCTTTTTTCGTGTAAATCATGCCTAATAAGAGAGCACCTAGTGTGGAGGAGGCAAAAACTCTATTTTTAGAAAGCCCTAATAAATTACTTAAGGAATGGTCTAAAGAATGGGGTGTTTCAATAGAAAGAGTTAGGCAACTTAAAGTAGAAGCTGGATTATCTATTGGTAATGAAATAGATTATGAAATAGCAGAAAAAGTAATTCAAAGAATACAATCTGGCATAGGAACTATAACAACTAGAAAAACTTATGATGGGTTACCAGTTGGATATGATAAATTTAGAACTTGGTGTATAAAAGATATAGAACTAGCAAAACAGGCCGAACAAGCTAGAAATAATTTTTTAAATTCTTCATATAATCCTACAGAAAAAGTGTGTTATAAATGTTCTGTTAATAAATTTATTAATGAATATGAAAAATCAGCTAAATATAAAGATGGATACAACAGGTATTGTAAAGACTGCCATTCAGAAATTAAAGAAAACTCTGTCAAGATAGATAAAAAAACTTGTATGTTATGTAAACAAAGTCTTTCACCGAGTTCTTTTGATAGTAATTCAAAGTTTAGAGATGGTCTGTCATTGTTTTGTAAAACTTGTAAATCGAAAGAAAGACGAAAGACTAGAAGAGTTAACGAAAATTTAGGAATTTGACATATAGCATAGTTCTGCTAGAATTAAATAACAACAGAAAAGGAAGGTTATGAACCAAAGATTATTTAGATACGAAATAGTAAAAACCACAAGAGGTTTAGAAAACCACCCTTACCAGACACAAGAGGTTGTAGGTAAAGGTCATATAATATTGTCTACTTATGGATATTCAAATCCTTTAGAGCCATTTTGGAAGTGGGCTTCAAAGGAACAGAGAGAATATACTAAACAAAATCAAACTAATGCTATGGATAGTTTTCACTTTAGAGAGTGGTCAATATCTCAGGAAGAAGAATAAAGACAGATATTTTACTTTGCCATACTATATTTATGGTATGGCAGGTAAGTACCCAACAAGATTATTAATTAACAAAGTACACATTCAAAGAGTATCAAGCTCTACAGTTGATTCAAGAGGTTTACAATCTACATCTTGGTCTAATGCATATGAAAATGTAATTTGTAGATTAGTTTTTAATTCAGAAGTAGAAAATAGAAGTGGTAGAAATACAATACTTCAAAGTTTTACAGCATATTTTGAAGGTAATGTAGATATAAAAGCATCTGACAGACTTTACGAACCATCCACTGATAAATATTTTGAAATTGATAGTGTTCAAATAAGTGCAAATAGATTAGGAAGAGTATTACTAAAAACTGCAAATTTACTCTATAGAGAATAATGGCTACTCGTGTTCTCAATGATGTAGGAGAAAGAAGAGTAATTGAAAGGAAAAAATTTGTTAATGAAACTCGTAAAGATGTAATACTTAGCAAAAGAGGTGAAGCTCGTTTATATAGAGCAAACAGAACTTTCTTATGGGCAAAATCAATGGGTGCCTCAACTCAAGCAACAAATAGTTTAGTTAATTTATCATATGGGGTTCTTCAAACTATCAACGATGTTCAAGCATTATTTAGTGCTGGTAACTTTGTAAGGTCAGTTGGTGCTCGTTATGCTTGGACACTTGGTGGTAGAGCGTTATCAAAAATACAAAGCAAAATTGTTCCTCAAGGTGGTGGTCCAATAGGAAGAGCTATGCGTGTTCAGGCTGGTAGACAATCTAAAAAAATATTATCTGCTATGTCTAGTAATTTTTTCGTTAAGACAGACATAGAAATACAAAATGTTGTAAACATGGAAAAAAGAATAAAGCATCAACTTAGTGCAGGTAAAGGTATAGCTAGAAAATGGTCATTACTTACAGCAGCAAATGCAATTAGTAATGCACCTGACCCATATACCGAAGCACAAAAAATTATGGGTAAGAATAGTAAAAAAGGTTTAGACAAAAATATGGATGGTGCTTTTAAATCTGACCAAACATTTTTAAAAGACTCAGATGTATTTGCAAACATATTTGGACAAACTACTACAGTTTCTGAAGCTAGGCATTATCAAAAATATTTAACTACTGGTCAAAATCCAAATAATTTGCTTACTGGTTATAGAACTAAAATAGCAGAAATGGATTTAGCTTACGATAGGCATTCAACCAATGGTCCTACATACATTAAAAGTTTAAAAACTGGTGAAATTGATTATCAAAAAAATCTTGTTAATAGAGTTAATGAAATGAAAACACAATCTGTTAATGAATACAATCCTGTAAAACCTAGTGATGAAAATATTCATGGTTTAGACATGACAAAGTCACAAGATAGAAAAATAATGAATATGATACAACAATTAGGTCCTTACAATGAAGGACTAGATGCAGATGACTTTGAACAATTACTAAACTCTGGACATAGCTACACCAAAAATTTCAATGCTTTTTTTGATTTGACACACGCTTTAAATAGTTTAAGTAGATTAAGACAACAAAGCCCTCAAAAACCTTTGACTAAAATGAGACAAGTAATTGCAGCAAGTGCTCATCAAGGTGACAAAAGTTCAAGAGCATTTATTGAAATGGCTAGAAAAATATCACAAGAGCAATACTACAACAGTTCTACTGCTGGTTCTTTAATAGATAAAGTATTAGGTACAAAAGGATTTGGAATGACTTATAGAGAAATGTTACATGTAGAAACTGGTAATCTTGGCATCCCACCTAAAGACATGTTTAAAAATGGAAAGCTAAATCCTATTTACGAAGGTGTCGGTTATAAATTGTATAAAAGTAGTAATAATCCTAAAGACCCCAACTATATTCCTAGTCGTGACCAAATACAAAGAGCAATACACATTGAACCAGAGCAATTTAAATTAAAAGATGCTTTTATGAGAGTTTCTGTAGGTTTTGGTGGTAAATCACCTCAAAGTAGATTTGCTGATTTTATTGGTGATGCACAAGAAATAGAATTTGGTGGTGTACAGAAAACTAGAGGTGGAAAGAGTGCAACTAAAGATAAAAACCAATTTAAACATACATATCCAAGAACATTATTTATGCACAATGCTGCATATAAAGCTGCTAAACAATTAGGTATTAATTTTGGTATGACAAAACCAAAAGTTACAAAACACACAATTGGTTCACGAACTTTTTCAGGTGAAATTCATAATAGAGATATGTTACCTAAAGAAAAACAAAAAGCATTTAACTTAATGCTTGATAGAAGAACCAGAGAATTGCTAGATGCAGAGATTGATGTAAGAAGAAAAATAGGCACTACTGGAAGAGTTTCAATGAAAGATTCCTACGAAACAGTTTTGTTTGACCCTCAAGGAACCAGATATGATACACCACAACTTAGAAATAGAGAATTAGTAAGAGAAAGCGTACTTAAAATAACTAGTCCTATGAATAGAAGAACATCTATTGTCATGGGTGATGATGGTCAACCAAAATTAATTTATGAAGATGTAGAAAGTGTTGGTGGTGCTGGTTTTCAAAATTACTTTGATAGGGTTAATAAAGCAATGAGAGAAGGTAGTGAAATAAAGGCATCTATTGTCGCTGACCAGATTTGGCAAAGACAATTTAGAGCAAACCTAAATGAAGTGTTAGGTGCTGTTGGTGTTGATATGGGTGGGTTAGATGAAACACAATGGTATACAAGGTTTCCAGCAGATGTGTCAAGAAGAGCTGGTGTAACTTCGGTAGATGATGTTATTACAAATATAGAAATGAATGTTAATAAAGCAAGACAAAATTATATAGAAAATGCACAATTGCAATCTGATGACAGACTTAAGAAAAACAGAGCAAAAAGAGAACAAGATGCAAAAGATTTTGCAGTTAACAATAATCAAAGTGGTGGTGGAATTGAGATGGAAACTCTTTTTAGAAATAAACTTAGAGAACTTGAAGAAGTTGCAGAAATAGAAGAATTTTTAACAGTAACAAATCAACTTAAAGATTTTCCTTACGAAGAAGTTTGGGAAGAAATGGAAAATCAAGAATTAGATAGATTGAGAAATTTATTTTCTCAAACATCTGCTGCTCGTAGAGGTAGGGGTGCTTTAGTAGATGGTAAAAAAATATCTTTCAGAAAATTTTCCGAAGATTTTAGTGACAGTATAAATAGAGAAATAGACACTACATTACAAAAAATTGCTGATGAGCAATACAATGGTTCTATTGAGACTGCAAAAACATCAATAGAGTATGAACAAGCTAAAGACAATATAATAAACGAATACAAAATATTTGCTGATAGTGCTGGTGTAAATTTTGAAGTTTATGATGCAGATGATTTATCTAATGTAATTTTAACTAAAGTCGACCCAGCCACAGGAGAAACACAAGAATTTCTAGCATCTTTTGAAGAACTAGCTAGAACTGATATTGCTGATTTGGAAACTAAATATGTTCCAATTCAGAAAGAATTGGCTAGAGGTATAAATGTAGAAGGAGAACTAGACACATCACAAGGTGCATATGGTTCAACAACTCAAAATACTGGTGTTTTTGGTGACCCTACATTTGAAGAAAGCATGAAAAGACTTGAACAATCGGAAACCTTGAGAAAGGCGACAAAATCTGCTTTAAATATTATTAGAAACATTAGACCTAAAAGAACTAAGGGGATGCCAACATTTGGTGGTGGTTTAGGTGTGGTAGCTGTTGGTGATGAGTTTTTAGGATTGACACCTGAATTAAAAAGACCAAAAGTCAGCATATCGTCTAATGAAAATAGAGAATTAAGAGATGCACTGGGATTAATTGCAGGTGAAATACAAGAAGACCCTGTAAACGGTCCAGTAGCATTAGGTATGTATTTATGGGGTTGGAAATCAGGAATAGGACAATCTACTCATGTTGCAATACTTTTAGGTGCAATAAAAGGTAGTTTTCAAGATTACAGTTTGCCAGCAGGTCAAGAATTTATAGGCTCTGGTATTGCTAGTCTAATTGAAAATACAATTATTCCAGAAGTTAATCGTATAGGTGGTACAGCTGAAGCTAGAGCTATAACTCAATATCTACAAAATAAAAATATGGTGTTTTAAACAATAACACGAAATTAAGATACTTTAGATAAACTTACAATATGCCTAATACAAGAGACCAAAATCAAAAAGTACCACCTGACGCAGAAATTATTGCAAGAGCGTGGGCTTTAGACCAAACACCAATTACAGATATAGTGGGAACAAGAGTAGCTACTAGATTACCAAGAGATGCTGGTATGCCATTTTTAGTACTATTTAGAAGTGGTGGTGCGTTATTAAATCCAAGAAGTGAAGCTCATATACAAAATGCTCTCATACCTATGGAATGTTACGCAGGTCGTTGGGGTGGTAATGATGACACTGCTGTACCAGATTATGGTGAAGCAATGAACCTTGCAAATACCATAATCCAGTCAGCTTTCAATTATAGTAATGGGTATATACAAAGTAGTGATGGTCTAAAAGCCAAAATCTATAGTTTTGACATTATACAAATGCCAACACGAATAGAAGAGACTGCCACTGGCTTAGGAAGATATAGTATCGCACTATCTATGACATATAGAGATGCAAGCTAGGAGAATTATGTTTGGTAAAAACGAACAAGAGAATAAAAAAGTTAAAGTAAAATTAAACCCTTTATTTAACAAAGCAAACTCAGCTAGAGATGTCGTGTCTGGACAAGTTTTCCAGACAGGAGAATGGGTGGAAATTGAGTCCAAAGACTGGGATAGGTTAAAGGAAAAAAGTTGGACCTTAGATGGTAGAGCATATCCTTTACTTATTTCAGAAACTGAGGAAGTCACTGAAGAAGAAGACAATGAAGCTTCAGAGGACTATGTGGATGAAGACATTGAAGACTTTGCCGATAATGGCAGTGTCTTGCAAGATACTGAAGTAGAAGAAGAATAATTAGGAGATAAATTATGCCAAGCACAAATGGTACAATATCCGAAGTTATTGTTGGTACTGGTGTACTTTATGTTGCAGCAATATCCAATGATGGTAACGCAACTGGGGATTATATAGCTTTCCCAGGCGATAACACAGGAGCATGGGCTGACCCAGCTTCTGATTGGGTAGATGTTGGATATTCTGAAGACGGCTGGACTCTTGAAATGGATAAAACATTTGAAGACATTATGGTCGCTGAAGAAATTGACCCAATTGCAACATTTAAAACTGCACAAGAAGTCAGATTAACTGGTGAATTA